CATCACCGGACAGGTGAACTATCTCCAGCAGTATATCAGAGAGCAATGCCTCAAATAACAGCCTGACTTCGGTCGGGCTTTTTTATATCCGCAACAAACCTCCGCGCCATGCCCGGCGCAATCAACTACACAGGGCCTTTCAGGAATCAGCTTCGGAGATAACCGTTATAAGCGGCGGCTTCTCTGTGGGCGGTTATCTGGGCAACGAGGCTTATTCACTAAAAGGTAAAACGCAATGACATATCCAACCGTGATCGTAAACGGCGTTTCAGTTCGCGTAGACAGCGAAGGGCGCTATTGCCTGAATGACTTGCACGCTGCCGCCGTTCTGAATGGTGAGGCAACAGAGTCTCAGAAGCCAAGCAAGTTCATCCGCAGCGCGTCAGTTCGCCGATTCATTCAGGTGCTGGCGACGCGGGGACAAAAACGTCCCCATGATAAAAGTCAAGTTCTTTTGATAGTCGAAGGCGGGACGAGCAAAGGCATTTGGGGCGTCGAGATGATCGCCGTGCGCTATGCGGCATGGATTAAGCCCGAGTTCGAGATTGATGTTTACAACACATTCATCGAAAGCCGCACCAACTCACTGGATATCCTCAACCAGCTTAATCGGCTTGATCACCTCATCAACGGCGAAACAAAAGAAATCAGCCAGTGTGCAAGCCGGATGGGTAAATGGGGTTCAGGTGGTCGCAAAGCGCTGCTAACTGATGCAAGGAAAAATCTAATCGACCAGTTAGATCCTGACATGGTTTCACTGATGGAAGGTAAGGCAGCATGAGCGAGGAGAACTGGGGAGTATAGTTGCATCCCAAGGTGCATTTACGAGTGCGCCTGATGATGATTAACCAAGAGAGTAATATGCCTGACCGCTACAAAATCACCGTAACAACCAAATCAGGCGAGACTTACGAGGGATTAATGACTCGTAGCCAGCCTGAGATGGTCAATGGCCTTTACTCTATCGCGCTGGCCGATGGCTCATGGGTATATCTGGCTCCTGACGACGTCCTCAGGATGGTTTACGTGCCTCAGTATCAAGAGGCTGGCTAAAAAACCGAAATTTAAGGTAAGAGCAAACAAGCATAATGACTGCATTTACCGCTGGCGCATAGGCAACCGCCAATTCGTGCCACATCGAAATATCCATAACAAACCTCCACTTTTCTTAGAAAGAACACGCAGAGGATTCTGCGTAATCAAATGGGAGCACTAGCTCTCAATAGTGAGTCGCATTAGGAAATAATCATGGCATTAGCAGATTGGGAAGCCATCGAATCGGCCTACCGGGCTGGCTTGATGTCTCTCCGTGAAATCGCCTCACAACACAGCATCAGTGAAGGCGCTATACGTAAAAGAGCTAAAAGAGATGACTGGTCACGCGACCTCGCCGCAAAAGTAAAAGAGCGCGCTGATGATTTGGTACGCAAGCAAGAGGTACGCAAGCAGGTACGCGCAGAGAATGCGCTGTCAGAGCGCGTACTAATTGAGGCGTCGGCAGAGGTGATAGCCACTGTCCGCATGGAGCATCGCGGAGACATCAGGCGGGCTAGGCAAATAACTAACGCACTGTTCGATGAGTTGGCAGCAGAGTGCGCTGACGTAGCTGCACTTGAGAAGCTCGGGGAGCTAATGCTCCAACCTGACGATAAAGGGCAGGATAAGCTTAACGAAATCTATCAGAAGGTTATCAGCATGCCTGAAAGGGTCAAATCCGCTAAAGCACTGAGTGACGCGCTGAAGAACCTCATCAGCCTTGAGCGGCAGGCGTACGATATTGATGGCCTTGAAGGAAATAACGCTGTTAAGACACTTTCTGACCTGATGGATTCATTGTCTCAGGGGGCGTAATGAAACCTGAGCATATAAAGCTGCTGGCTGATAAAGACTGGCGGCTGAACAATCTCTACTGGATAACCGACAAAGAAGGAAAGCCTGCCCGCTTCAGGATGACGCCTGAGCAGCGCGAGTACTTCGAGGGAATCCACACGCGCAACATCATTCTGAAGGCGCGCCAGCTCGGCTTCACGACTGAGGTCTGCATAATTCAGCTGGACGCGGCCTTGTTTGAGTCTGCCAAGTGCGCCCTGATCGCCCACACGCTGAACGATGCCAAGCGCCTGTTCCGTGAAAAGGTGAAGTACGCATATGACAACTTACCCGATGAGATTAAAGCAGCCAATCCGGCCAGCAATGACTCTGCAGGGGAGTTGGTTTTCAAGAAAGGTGGGTCACTCTACGTCAGCACGTCATTCCGTGGCGGTACGCTCCGTTACTTGCACGTTTCCGAGTTCGGGAAGATATGCGCCAAGTATCCAGACAAAGCCCGTGAGATTGTCACCGGTGCGTTTGAGGCAGTATCAACCGGATGCTTTGCCACTATCGAGAGTACAGCGGAGGGGCGGGCGGGTTACTTCTTCGATTACTGCCAGACTGCCGAAAAAGCCGCACTGCAAGGCAAGAAGCTTTCCCCGCTGGACTGGAAGTTTTTCTTCTTCTCATGGTGGAAGAATCCGCAGTACGCAATCGACCAGGTAGAGGCGCTACCGCAGCGCCTGGTTGAGTACTTTGATGAGATGGAAGGCAAGCACGGCGTCATTCTCAACGAACGTCAGAAAGCATGGTATTACGCCAAAGAGAAAACGCTCGGCGATGATATGAGGCGCGAGTATCCAACGATACCCGCTGAAGCATTCCAGCAATCAGTTGAGGGCGCTTACTACGCCAAACAGTTCCGCTGGTTATACACCAACAAGCGAATCGGAACGCTGCCTGATAATTCACACCTACCGGTTCACACGTTCTGGGATATCGGCGTGGGTGACTCAACGGCAATCTGGTTCGTGCGTGAAGTGGGCGAAGAATTCCACATCATCGACTATTACGAAAACTCAGGTGAAGGTCTGCGTCACTACATGAAGGTGCTTAAAGACCGTGGCTATGAATACGGAGAGCACTGGGGGCCGCACGATATCGAGAACCGTGAGTTCGGATCTGACGCCAAATCCCGTAAAGAGCTGGCGCGTGAAGGGTACGAAATCGACGGGCAGACATACTCCATGACCTTCAAGGTTGTGCCGAAAACTGGCGTCGATACCGGGATTGAGTCAGTACGTGAGCTGCTTCCGAAATGCGTATTCGATGAAGAGAAGTGCGCAGAAGGCATCACTCACCTTGAGGGCTACCGCAAGGAATGGGACGACAAGCGCGGATGCTGGAAAGACAAACCTCTTCATGACGCAACATCACATGGCGCTGATGGATTCCGTTACTTTGCTGTTGCGAAGAACAACCATAAAAAAGTTGGCGCAATCTTCTTCTAAGGAGCACCAGTGAGTGATTTAACAACCGGGGAGCAGTTCCTCGTTAATGCCCTTGCTGATGCTGTGGGCCGCCAGCGCATGTTGTACGCAGGCATGAATGGCAACACTAAACGCACAAAGCTATGGGACGAGTTTGGTTATCCCGATCGTGTAGAATTCGATGGCTACTACCGGGCCTACGAGCGCAACGCTGTGGCCCATGCCGCCGTGCATAACCTGCTGGATTCATGCTGGGTAGACAGCCCAACCATTATCGATGGCGAAGAAGGCAAGGAGTCTACCGAAACCACTCCGTGGGAAAAGCAGGTCACAAAGCTGCTGAAGAAGCACTGGCCGAAGATCAAAGACGCAGATCGTCGTAATCTGGTTGGCCGCTATTCAGCACTACTGATTCAGCTCAAGGACGGCGGCGAATGGAAAGATCCGGTAAATGTTGGAACGGTAAAGGCATTGGGCGAAAAGGCAATTATTCGCCTCATCCCCGCATGGGAATCACAGGTTGTGCCGGGCACCTACGTTACTGACATGCAGAGTGAAGACTACGGGCAGCCAGAGTTCTACTACTTCAATGAACAACCTGTCGGCGACGACAAGACTTATGGGCCAACGCGCAGCGTTCAGGTGCACCCAGACCGCATCATTATCATCAGTGAAGGCTCAGAAGATGAAAATATGCTTTCAGGCGTACCTTTCCTGCGAGCCGGATACAACAAACTTCTCGACCTGGAGAAGATTTCAGGCGGTAGCGCGGAAGGATTCCTGAAGAATGCCAGTCGTCAGTTATCGATGGAATTTGACAGCACAACTCAGATAGAAGAACTGGTGAAGCAGGCGACATCCGCAGGTTATGCAACCCTCGCAGAAGCCATGAACGATAAGGTTCAGAAGCTCAATCGGGGTACGGATGCAGCTATCGCTATGCAGGCAGGAAAGGTTGGAGTGCTTTCTGTGGCCGCATCCGACCCATCGCCATCATGGACGGTAGCAGCTAATGAATTCTCTGCATCAATACAGAGCCCATTCACTATTCAGTTTGGTCAGCAGACGGGGCGACTTGCATCTGACGAAGATAAAGTAGCATGGGCTAAACGCTGTAATGGCCGCCGATGGGGGCATCAAACAACATTGGTAACCGAAATTATCGAGCGACTCTGGTCGTTTGGCGCAATCCCACCACCAAGCTCTGAAGAAGTAACACTGGCGTGGTCTGATTTACTTGCCCCGAGTGAGAAAGAGAAGATCGCCAATATGCAAGCAATGGCTACCGTGGCTAAAGATACTCAGCAGGCATTTGGTTCATCAGCGGTTGATGTTAACGAGATACGCGCAGTTGGCGAGCTTGAGCCAATTAAAGAACAGATCACTCCTGACCCGAGCAAGAAGATTACCGATAAGGATCCGCTGACAGATGATGACGACAGCAAAAACCCGAATCGGAACACCAATCGTACCTCGCAACAAAGTTGACCCCACTCAATCAGCTAGGCAGGTTGGCCTGATGTATCGTGACATCGAGTCGCGCTATCTGGATATCAAGCGCAACCTTAAGCTGCTATTTGACCAGCAGCTAACCGGCCGGGAACGTGAGGCTAACAGTGAGTGTGGATTCATCCTCTGCAACAACGAAGATGGCCCCGCAACGCTCTATCAGGTTAACGCTGGCACCTACATCTACGACATGACGTCGGCGCAGCTTGCCGACCTGTTGCAGCGGGTTCAGTTGATTCTGGACGACTCACTGCTGGATGGTGGTAGTCAAAATCTGTGGGTGTTGGGCTACGTTGCCGCTGAATATGAACGCGGTACACTTCAGGCGTTTACTAACCTTTCGGTGCAGTCACCCATATATGAGCAGCAAACCACGCTCTCGCAATTGCTTAGCAGCCCGGCATATCAGAACCAGATCGCCGCGGCTTACGTCTCCACCTACAGCGACTGGAAAGGCATTAGTGATGCTGCCCGGGCCGACTTGGCAAATGTGATATCCGATTCTATTGGGCGCGGAGTAAACCCGCGCGAGACGGCGCAAATCATCAGTAAGCGCCTCGATGTCAGTATGTCGAAGGCCAAGAACATTGCGCAGACAGAGCAGGTTGGTGCGCTTCGTGAAGCTCAGTGGCAAGAAACGGACTGGGCTCGAGAGCGCCTCGCTCTTAACACCGCGCTTTTGCATCTTTCGGCACTCAAGACCACAACCAGAGCCCGTCACGCCTTCTGGCATGGTAAGACGCGTACAGTTGAAGAGGTGCGTGAATGGTATAGCCGTGACGGCAATCGCTATCACTGTTACTGCTCACAGATTCCGGTGATTCTGGATGAGCACGGCAAAGTGGTAAATGAAGGTTTGGTCAGCCGGTTGGCCGAAGAGCGCAAGCAGTGGCACCAAGCCACATAACAAAACCACATCAATGAGGACACAGCATGAAACGCAATCGCGTTAACGTGCTGACCGTCGTCAACTCCGCTTCAAACATCACCACTGAAACCATCGACGGTAAACCACACATCGTGGTTCGCGGCATCACGCCTGTCGTTGATGACATCGTGATGAACCGGAAGTTGTACCCGGCAGCAGAAATCGGAAAGGCATATAACACCCTCGAGCGAAACCCTATGCCGCTTGGTCATCCAAAGGTGGACGGCAAGCACGTATCAGCCCGTGATGTTCGGGCTGTAAATAACTATCACGTCGGCGCATGGCTACAGAACGTCAGTCACAAAGATGGAAAAGTGGATGGCGATATGTATGTCGACCGCCAATACGCAGAGAGCAGCGAAAAAGGTAAGCGACTGGTCAATCGGCTGGATGATATGGCGTCAGGCAAGAATGCGGAGCCAATCCACATATCAACGGGTTTGCTTTACTCCGGCATTGCTGCAAATGGCGAATCTAAGGGTAAAAAGTACAACGAAATCGCTACCAACATGATGTTTGACCACGTCGCTGTGCTGCTTGATGAGCCGGGAGCTGGCACGCCAGGAGATGGGGTCGGCATTTTCGTAAATGCCGAAGGTGATGAGCAGGAGGTTGAGATTGCCAGGCTTTCAGAAGCCGCCGACCTGACAAGAGAAGGGCTACTAAATAAAGCAAAATTCTTCTTCACCAACGCCTCAAATTACTCATTCGACGATATCAATCGAGCCATCAGCGACAAGCTTCGCGAAGGTCGTAGTGAAGATAAATGGACATGGGCAGAGAGCGTCTGGCCTGACTCATTCATCTATAGAGATGACGTCAGCTATTTCAAACAGAAGTACCTCATCGATGATGACGGCAAAGCCGTATTCGTCGGCGAACCTGTGGAAGTCGTGCGCAAACCTACTGAGTACGAAATTAAAACTAACGGAGAAGATGATCCGATGAAAGACCTAATCGTTAATGCGCTAAAAGCAGCTGGTAAGCCGACAGAAGGCAAATCCGATGCAGAGCTGATGGACGCATACAACCAGATGGCTGCAGAAAAGGCAGCCGGTAAATCCGAATCACCGGAAGAGAAAGCCGCCCGCGAAAAGAAAGAAGCGGATGAGAAGAAAGCGAAAGACACTGCCGCCAATGGCGAAGAAATGCCAGCATGGGCTAAAGCGCTTTCTGACCAGGTATCGGCGCTAAACACCCAGTTCACCGCCAACTCTGACAAAGAGAAAACCGAAAAGCGTGCTGCTGTGAAAGCTAAATTCGGCATGACCGATATCGCTGTGAACGCGCTGGACGGCGAACCGCTGAATGAGCTGTTTGCTCAATGCCAGACCTCAATTGGCCTGAACGGTTCTTTCCGTCAGACCACTACCAACCAATCTTTCAGCGAAATTCCGGAGTAAATAATGGCTAAAGATGGAAAGCACGTCATTCATGCGGGCGGCATCTTCGCAAACCCACAATTGCACCGTGAAGGAGCTGCAGCTGCAGCCACTGCACCCGGTACAGTAGGTTTCTTCGACAATACGACCAAGAAATTCACTGCATCAGTTGATGGCGACGAAGATGCGATTTTGTATGTTGCTAACTATGACTACCTGCGATGCAAAACGGTGGATGACACCATTGCCGCTGGTGATTGGGTAGTAGCATTTCATCCAACACCGGGTGTCTTCTTCAATATCCCAGCAGCTGCCGGCACATATACCAAAGGCCAGCCTCTCTCTGTAGTTAATGGTCGCGTGAAGGCGGCAGCAGAGGGTGAATCTATCCGTGCGTTTGTGGAAGAAGATCGCGCATATACCGTTGCGGCAGGTGACCTCCTGCGCGTTGTTATTAAGTAAGGAGCACCGAATGTTTGTATTTTCCGTTAAGAAGGCGACCGAGACCCGGAACCTTGAGGCTAACACCGCTCAGTTCCAGGAACTCCAGTTCGCTCGTAATTCCAGCGCTCAGGCAGTGGCTGATTTCATCGCCCGTACTCGTGTGCGCGGTGAGGCTGCCAACGCTCCGGCACTGGATGCAGTAAACGCTGTCGATGATATTCGTCGCCTGTATAAAGCCTATGACCAGACGGTGCTGGCAGAGTTTGAGCCGAACACAGAGTTCATGCTTCTAAATGACCTGATGCCGCTGTCTCGCTCGGTACGCCTGGAAGAGTCTGTGTATGAGTACGCCCGCACTGGCGGACGTGGCTGGGCTCACACTTCCATGTCAGGACAGATTGGTGCAGCTCTGGATGCCAAGAGCTACACATTTGACGGCACCATGGTTCCTATCCATGACTCCGGCTTCAAGTTCAACTGGCGCGACCCGGTATTCAACAAAGGCAATGCGCTGTCCTCACTGGCTGATGCTCAGTCTGGCTCTGTCAATGATGTACGTCGCCAGTACGTTGATTACATCTGGGGCGGCTTCCGTGATTCTGCAGGTAACTTTATCAACTTTGACGGAAAGACATGGAAAGGTCTTCGTGCTGATGAGCGTGTTGCTCAGGTGACTTTGAACCTTAACTTCACAACCAGCACCGACCCGGAAGCCATGCGTGCAGAGGCTATCCGCCTGCGTGATGTACTGAAGCTTACCAACCTGCAGTACGGCCAGCAGACCTGGTATGTTTCTGGTGAAATCACTTCCAATCTCGAAAAGCACCGCATTTCTAATAATTATGCTGCGCCTACGGTGATGGAAGATTTGCTGAAGCTGACAGGTATTGTTGCGATCAAAGAGGATGCCAAGCTCACCGGGAATCAAATTCTGATTGTTCCCCTGCAGGCTGGCGTTATCGCACCAATCGTGGGCCAGGCCTTCGGCACCGTTGCCGATCCACGTCAGTTCTACAACAGCGACTACATCTGGCGCACTTGGGGCGCTGCTGGCTTGATGGTTAAACAGGACATCGCTGGTCATTTCTCTGTCATTTATGCCTCAAGCTAAGGAGCAATCATGGCACTTGTGAAAATTCTGGTTTCAAACATTTTCGCTGGTGCCAATCTTCAGAAGTTGGAGATTGGCAAGGTTTACGACGTTGACAACACCATCGCGGAAAAATGGGTTGAGCAGGGTAAGGCAGAAGCTTCGAAAGAGAAGGCCAGTGAAAAGCTGACCTTTGAAGTGGCTACACCATCTGCACCTGTAAGCACTGATACATCGGTGCTGCAATCTAAGCTTGATGACGCGCTGGAACAGGTTAAACAACTGCAGGAAGCCGCTGTGAGCAAAGAGAAAGAGCACGCTGACGCGTTGGAAGCAGAAACTAAGCGAGCTGACGAAGCCGAAGCAGCGCTGGCGGCCGCAATCAAAAAGGATAAGTAACCATGTCAGTGCAGATAACGGCAGCGCAGGTTAAACAGCAGTTATCTGCGCTTGGTTACTCGGTGCCAGACTTCATGGTTGATGCCTACCTGTGCAAGTTGGGCAGCATAAGCATGTGCCTGGAGGCGGCTGGCTACGATGAATGCGATCTGATGCTGATTCAGGTGTACGCCGTGACGTTGATGGCTATCACCGCATACAGCCAGCGCATTAAGTCACAGTCAGCGCCTTCAGGGGCGTCCCGTTCATTTGATTACAGCGGCGATGTGAAGACTATGCGCAACACTCTCGCCGCTCTCGATACGTCTGGCTGTACTTCATTACTGCCGATTGATGTAGGTAGTAGCGTTGGATTCTTTGACGTCGTGGGGGGCTGCTGATGTGGGTTCCTGTATCGGAAAAACTACCGAGGGCATTCAGCCGGGTGTGGGTGAAAACCGACAACGGCGCACAGGCTACTGGGTACATTAACGAGGCTGGAAAGTGGCGGATTAACTGCTCTCGCATTGCTGCTGAGCATCCAACTGTCGTTAGCTGGAGGGAATAGCAATGTCATCTACAGCTAACTGGTCATATACAGCGCCGTGCACCATCTGGAAGCGACTCGGTAACGATGAGGCGGGCGATTCGCTCGGCTGGTCTGAACCTCTGGTCATTATGGCTGATTATCAGGGGGGGTTATCCAAACGGCTTGGCGATATCGGTTCAGAGAGTGTGGTAAAAAACACCATTTGGACTGAATACGCGCTGGCCGATGTTGGTGATTACATTCTTATCGGTGCATCCTCCAACCCAGACCCTGTTGATGCTGGTGCTGATGAGGTGATGCAATCCATTCGTTATGCGGACACGTTTGAGCGTCTGACAGACGATTGGGCGATTATTACCGGAGTCTGATATGGGCGTGAAAGTTAAGGGCATCAAGCAGGTGTCCCGGAACGTTAACCGGACAATCGACAACATTGAGGACAGGAGAATCGTTCGCGCTCTGACAAGTGCGATGATTATCGGCGGTGCTCGTGCGGCGCTGTACACGCCTATAGACACATCATTCCTGATTAATAGTCAGTTCAGAGAAATTATTGTTAACGGCGTGAGAATCACCGGGCGGGTAGGTTACACGGCTAACTATGCCGCACTCGTCCATGACCCTGCCAATGTTCAACGATTCCGCAGGTCAACAGCGAAAAAAGAATTCCTGACTAAAGGCTTCGAAGAAGAGCTTGGCGCCATTGAAAGCGCCATAGCTAAGGAGATGTCACTTTGAACCCTCCAATGTATCGCCGGGTGCATGACCTGTTTTTAGGTGCCGGTCTGTGTGACAACTTTATTGTGCAGCGGCTTGCATGGAAGGACACAGGAAAGGGGAGCGATAAATTCATCGTGTTCCGGCCTAATGGCGGCTCGGCGATACGCAATAATCTTGGTTCTGAGTATTACGTTCTTGTTGACGTCATCGGAGCCAAAGACCGCAATCAGGATGCAGATGATGCAGCAAGCGCAATTATCGAATACGTCCAAACCTTTCCCATGCCTAATGACTGCATCGGACACATAGAAAATATGGGCGGCTACCCTGCGCCAGTTCCAACCGCTGAAGGCCGCCTGGTCTATCGGCTTCAATTCGCTTGCCTATTCGGCGAGTAACCAACATCACGTCAAACAAGGTCGCCAAGTGCGGCCTTTTTTATTATCTGAAAAAGAGGCAAGCAAATATGCAAGGCTGCTCAACCGAAAACGGCAAAACTTTTGGCCGAAATGTAGTGCTGGAAGTCGCGCTGGGATGTCCCGACACGGTTCCAACGGAGTCGGAGTGGAAATCACTTGCTGCCGGCACATCAAAGACTCTCGACTTCTCGCCTAATACCACAAACTCAGACGCGGACGATACGGGTGGCTGGGTTGAGAACCTGACAACCAATGCTGACGGCACCGTAGGATTTGACGGAGAAGTACGTAAACGCGACCGCCTGGACCAGTTCGGTTTCGGTAACTTCGTAAATTACTTCACCACAGAAATCAGCGCTGGCCGCCAGCCGACAATCTGGCTTCGCGTTGAAATCGGGCCAATTGAGTTTCAGGGCTATATGGTCATCACCGCACTCAGTACAGATGGCGGCACTAATGACATTGTGACTTTCAGCACTGAATTCAAAGTTGCTGATGGCACAACCGTAATGGTTACCAAAATCGAAGATGGCGACGTTGTTGCCGTTACTGGCGTGACTCTGACACCTGCGACTACCTCTCTGGCAGTAGGCGCTACCCGTCAGCTGACCGCTACCGTCGCACCATCCAATGCGACTGACAAGAGTGGCACATGGGCTTCCTCTGACCCAACCAAGTTCACCATTAGCAATGCTGGCCTGATTACCGGTGTGGCTGCTGGAACTGGCAATGCCACGTTCACAACCACTGATGGCGCTAAGGTTGGCACCACTGCTGTAACCATCACCGCGTAATATCTTGCCCCGAGCAAAGAGGACTTTATGGCCGAAATAATTATCAGCGGCAATTTTACCGACCCGTCAGGAGCTCCACAGGCCGGGGCGAGAATTGACATTGTGCTAATCAGGAACTCAGGAACCGCATTTGTCGGTATGGATGTATCGCAGATAACCGGTGAAAATGGTGAGTATGCCTTCAATCTTTCCGAAGGCATTTACCGCGTATTTGTCAGTTACGGCAATGACAGTCGAAAGGTCATTATTGGCGTGATGAACCTGGAGGATGGAAGCGAGCCGGGAACGCTTAACGATTACGTCGTATTCTCAGACCCGGTACTCGCAACACCTACTGTATATGCTGAAATTCGGGAGTGGTACAAAGGCACTCGTAAAGCTGCCCGTGATGTAGCCAGTCAGGTCGCAGGCGTAAGTGACGCTGCTCAGGTGGCATCAGCTCAGGCGACGCAAGCTTTGCAGGCAAAAGGTGTCGCTTTGGCAGCGAGTCAGGCGGCTACTGAACAGGCAGCTCATACAGCAGAAGATCGCAGAGCTGCTGAGGCAGCAGCTGAATCAGCAAAATCTGCGGTTGCCACTACGGGATTGATGCCAGATATCCAGACCGGACTGTCCAGCACAACGGCCGGTCAATCATTCTCCGTAGCACAGGGCGTTGGGTCGGATACGGCGATAATTACATATCTTAATAATAGTGGAGTCGCGCAAGAAACATCCTATATCGCGGGCACGGCGCTTGCAGAAGCAGCGCGACTGGCAGCAGATAGGGTTGATGCGCGAACTCAAGGTATCAAATCCCAAAAGAGATCTAAATACGCTTATGAAATAATCGATACTGCTGGCAAGGCAATCACCTATTGTGACTCGGCTGGCAAGTGGTTTTTCCCGGGTGGAGCAAAAATAGATGAGCTCGATATCGAAAATGTAAGTACACCTCAAATTACCGCAGAAACAGCGAATATCGGTAATGTTGCCGCCGAAATCTCATTGGGAATCGGCAGGAACGTTTTCAGTCCAAAAAAAAGTACACGTTACTCCTATGCAGAGACAGATGCGCAAGGGCATGTGCTTTGGGGAACCCTGAATGATGGTTCGAAAGAATATTTGGGATTCCCGCTAAGCCAGCAAGTAGGGCAGGTAAAAAATGATTTCTTTTTTATCGGTGATTCCATTACTGCATTCACTGAAGCAACTGCGGGGGCTTATAACGACGTTACGCGCGGGCAGAAGCCAGCCGTTTGTGCTCAGGGCTGGCCTGTCTGGGCTGGGATGCTAAGTGACGGAAGAATTCTCAAAACCGGGCTATCTGCAACAGGTGGGTATCGCGCAGATCAGATACTTGCTACTCATGTGCCAGTTGCCATTGCTGCAAAGCCTAAGTTCTGCGTAGTGCTGGCTGGTCGAAACGATATCGTTCAGATCGCAAGCTATACGTACGAGCAAAGCATTAAGGCAATAAACGCTATTTATTCAGAGCTTCGCCGAAGCGGGATTATTCCCGTATGTTGCTCGATGTCAGCGCAAAGCGGGAACACCGCTGCGCAGGATGTTAAACGCTACAAAATGAACGAGTGGATCCGGTCATACGCAGAAAAATACAGCCTGCCATTTGTTGATATGCATAAAGCAACTACCGATCCGGCTACAGGACAATGGTTCAGCGGGTGGAATTATGATGCCTCTCATCCCACAGCGGCCGGAGCAAAGGCGATGGGTCAGGCACTGGTAGATGCAATGGTTAACTGGGTTTCAAATGTCTCTCCACGAATGGCTGAAAGTAACACAACGCCGGAAACGAGTACCAATCTAATTGCTAACCCGCTTTTACTCAATATTGACGGTCCCAATGAGCCAACTGCATGGCTCATTGGGACGGCTGGGACATCTAATCTGACGAGTGATTCTGCGGTTAAAGGCAATGTCTTGCGTGTTGCCAGCGCTGACGGGACAACACCTGCAACGCGCAGCCAGACGATTGCTGTAACTCCTGGTGATGTTCTCGAATTTAGCCTCAAATTTAAGGCTAACTCCGGCGGTGAGAACAATGTCTGGGTGAACAGCGCAGCCAATCCTTTTGCACTTACAGGTATTCTTGCAGGCATCAGGCGCTGGGCGGCAACGATGGATACATTCGGAACATATAGCCAGCGCTTTACTGTTCCAGCAGGGGTGACATCTTTAAACGTGGCTATTTCTGGAATTGATTTGAGTATTGGGCAGATCGGCCTTCATAAAATAATCGGAGTTTAAAAATGCGTTTAACACTCGATACTGTTATTGATAATCCAAACCTGCCAATGATTGAGCCAGCACAAGCTTTGATTCGCCAATCCACAATTGAAGTATTTGACATGCTATCCCCATCTGGGATTACCGGAGCGTTAAGCTTAGGTTACGCTGGCACTTTTAATAGCATCGGTGCGGTTCTTGAAGCTGATAAGCCGCTCAATACTAACGTTATTGAGCGTGACGACATGACCTTTATCGTTTGCTGGAATATGGAACGCGCTTCAGGGCAGGCTGTTAATGCATTGGGAAACCTGTCTCCAGCTACAGCTCCATTTACTGGCCTGAGGCTTGGAACTGGAACAAACAACGCAGCATCATTTCTCGTGGCGTCAGGTATTGCATCTCCTACAACATTTGGTGTTACTCCCGCGACACATACAGGAGGCTGGACTGTACAAACATATCAGGCGAGCAACTCCATGGTTAAGCGAATAACTCATGCAGGGGCAGAGACTACGACTGCTGTTACAGCCCGCGCAAAATCAACCAGCCCTATTTACCTTAACGGTCTTCCATTTGCATCACCAATTACCGCTGGCACAACCGGCACAATTGGCATGTTCTGCGCCTATAACGAAATTATTTCTACTGCTGAATGTGTCGATCTGATGAATAAAATAGCGGATATCATGAGAGAACGTGGCATAACGGTGCCTTAATATGACTCCTATCAAAGAGATCGGCGAATGCCTGATAACGGACGGGGATGAGGATTATTTCTTTCGCCCGTCATTTGCAAGCATGATGCGTATCGGTGAGCCAAGGGAGATTGTGCAGGCCTTTTACGACCTGCATAACGACGAGGTGACACCACTGCTTCAGCGTGCAATTGATGCATATGACTCCGTTCCTAAGTGGCTGTATCAGTACCTAAACCGGCAGCAAATATCTAAACCAGCGATTATGGCGGCAATGTCTGTACTGCAGGCTTGCTGCGATAAAGACCTGACAAAGCTAATCGGTGAGATTATCCCCGGCAAGTCTGGCAAGTGGGCCTTTGTTTATCGTAAAGGCTCGATGCCCTCGTTTGAGATGGTTCTCATCGCACAATCCCTTATCACCCACGGCATCATCGGCAAGGCAAAGGTGCGGCAGCTGCAGCGCAATGAAACAGGGCAGGTAACTACTGAGTTCAACGCTTTCGAGTACATCAGCGCAGCACGTAACCACTTTGGCATTAGCCGCTCTGACGCCGAGCAGTTAAGCATGACTGAGTTTCAGCACATGCTTGCAGCCAAGTATCCAGACCAAAAAGGATTTACTCGGGCCGAATACGATGCTGTCACTGATGATTATCTTGCGAGAAAAGCGAAGAGGATGGCAAAGGCCGCTTAGTTTTGCGGTTCTTTGCTTTTGCTGCGTGATAGGATTGCTCGTGATTTAATTAAGGGGTTAGGGTTATGAGAGCGTTTATTTGCACGCTGGCCTGTGTCGCACTCGCAGTTACGTGTTTTTTTGCAATCAGGGAACCAGCGTCTCTATTATTCATTCTGCCGATTTTTGGACTGGTCGCCTATTTTTTTAGCTGGATAGCATCCAAATCTAAGCACAACGTGAGGCTTTCTGAGAGAGAAAGGCGCGCAACTTCTTTGGTTTGTTGTCTGGGTTTTCTTCTTTTCTCGGTGGCATTTAATGTCGCTTCGCTGGTCTGGGTTAATTCTATGACTCCTATCTTTGGCGAAGGTTATACAGAAACAGTCAAATCAGAAAAGATTCAGTCGGCAGCTAAAAAAGAAACCTTTGAGCGCGAAAAGCAGAATGTTATAGCAGTTGATAATGCTGAGGCATCAGTAAAGTCATCACTGAAGGATCCATCATCGGCTATGTTCTCTGGTGGTTTTGTCACCAGTGATGGTGCGGTATGTGGGTACGTTAATGCAAAGAACAGCTTTGGCGCCTATTCAGGCAATTCTCGCTACATATCTGTAGGCGGAAATTCATCGATAGATGATGGTAGTCAGGATTTCAATGATTTATGGTTAAAGCTCTGTAGGTAACAATAAAATTTCTTTAAACCTCGCTTCGGCGGGGTTTTTTTTCGCCTGGAGATAAGTAAATGGCTGGAACCCTTAACGCTGGCAGCATCATCTATGAAGTGGACATGGACACGGCCCGTCTGCTTGCCGCTCGCCGGGAGGTGGATGCAGCTCTTAATGGGTTGGGTGGCAACATGGGTCGGCTGGAGGCCAGCGTTAATCGCACTGAGCGCTCGCTCGGCTCTATGGAAAGAACGATGTCCAGCCTCAGCGGTGTTGCTAAAGGCATTATGGCTGCTCTTTCTGTTCAACAGGTTGCTCAATACGGAAACGAATGGGTAACAGTTAACAACAAGCTTGCCAACTCAGTAAGAGCTAACGAGCAGCTCGCAGACGTGACCCAGCGTGTGTTTGATATCTCCCAAAATACAATGAGCAGCCTGTCAGCTACAGCGACACTTTACGGACGCCTTGAGCGGTCTACTCGTACTGCAGGCACCAGCATTTCCGATCTGATAACTCTGACCTCGACTATAAACAAAGGCCTTGCGGTTTCCGGTGCAACGACTGAAGAAGCCAGCTCCACAATGACTCAGCTTTCACAGGCTTTGGCCTCAGGCGTTCTTCGTGGCGAAGAGTTTAACTCTATTTCGGAGAATGGTAGCCGCCTTGCAATGGCTCTTGCTGACTCACTTGGTGTGACCATAGGCCAATTAAGGGGAATGGCAGCCGAGGGTAAACTAACGACTGAGGTTGTCGTAAATGGCCTCCTTAAGCAAAGCGATGCCATTGCCAAAGAATTCTCAAATACCGCAATGACGATGGGGCAAGCATTTACTACTGCAACGAACAACATCACGAAGTTTGTAGGTGAAAGCACTGCCGTAAGCTCATCAATTAAGGTTTTCAACCAAGGCATTATTTCACTAAGTGAAAATCTCGACGTGGTGGCGGGTGTCCTGGGCGCTGCGGCTGTAATATTTGGAAGTAGATTTGCCGGTGCAATGTATCTGGCAGCCAAAGCAAGGGTTGAGGATGCAATTGCTGCAAGAACGCAGGCCGCAGCAACAGCTGAGGCGACAGCCGCCGCAGCAAATGCCGCCAGAGTGGCAACTATTAAGGCTGGTCTTGATAAGCAAATGGCAATATCTAATCTCGCCGTTGCACAAACGGAATATAACGTTGCGCGAGGATCAGCAGCGCAGGCGTTCGCCCTGGAAAATCTAATTGCAGTTAAGTCTATCGCAATTCAGCGTTCAGCAGCTTACGCAGAAGCACAACTCGCAGAGGCGGCAGCATCAAGGGTTGCGACAGCGGCGGCGGCGGCGGCCACTACCACAATCGGCGGGCTTGCACGTAATGCGCTCGCTCTTATTGGTGGGCCGGTTGGCGCAGCAGTTATTGCGGCGGCTGGAATATTCTATTTCTTCCAAAAAATGCAGCAAGCCAAGCAGGAGAGCCTCGATTTCGCTGATAAGTTGGATAACGTAATATCCAAAATGAAAAGCATGGGTCAGGCGCAGCTTGCGGCTGAAATCGACAATGCCAATAAATCCATCAGCGTGCAGAGAACTGAGCTTGAAAAAAATGAGGCTTCACTGACCTCTCTGAATGCTCGCCTTGAAAAAGGCAGGGCGGCGCTTAAGAATCTGAGCAAGGATAATGCGTTTTATTATCAGGCTTTAGCTAACGTTAATAGCCTCGAAAGCGAGTCTATTCAACTAACCGCTAAAGTAGATTCTGCCAGAACTAAGCTAAGTCAGACTATCAGCAAAACGAGTATTCTGCGTGCGCAGATGAATGGTCAGTTTCGTCAGGGCTATGATTTACTTAAGCGTGACGGCGAGCAGGCCGGCGTTGTTTCTGGGCTAATGAATCAGCTAGGCGATGCAATCAACTTCGCCAGTCGGGCCAAGGAGAAATTCAACTCATCAAGCCTGACGCTGGAACGACCTCAAAAAGTACAGGAGTTTCTCGATAAACAGCTGGAACAGGTCGAGATTCAGGGAGAATTAAACGACAGAAAGAGGGAGCAGCTAAAGGCTGAAAAAGATATCAGAGCTTTAGGGGGCGATGAGGCTGCTGTCAATCTGGCAAGAGAGCGAGCCGGGGCAGAATATGACAACATTAAAGCCCAGCAGGAGCTGAAAAAAGAGACGCGCGCTAACACTACAGAGGGAAAAAAAGCAGCTTCACAAGCTGAGTCAATCACCCAAAAGCTAAATGCGCTGAAGCAGGAGTCTGAATTAGCCGCTACGTCCACGCAGGAGTTAAGCAGAGAGCAGGCGATTCTTCGCGCCGAGCAGTCACTCGGTAAGTCAGCATCTGCAGAACAAATTCAGCAAGCAAAAGATTACGCAGCGGCAATATGGGATTCGGCAGCCGCGATTAAAGCCAGAAATTCCATTCCTGAATTAAAAGAAAGCGCGGATTACGCCAGCCAGAAATCCCAGCTCGAGATGCTAAAAGGCGCAAAGGATGCAGAGGGAAACCTGCTTATCTCTCAACAGCAATACAGCCGTGAGTCAGAGAGAATTGAGCAAGAGCACCAAACCAACCTAGCAAAAATCCGTTCTGGCGAGTCTGTCACAGCACAGCAGGAGGCTGTCGCTACAGTTGACCCGGTTCAGGCGTTAGCAAATGAAAATGCCAGAAAACTGGCTCTTATCCAGCAGTTCGAGCAGAACAAGACTATCACCGAGCAGCAAGGGCTGGCGCTGAGGAAATCACTAAACACTCAGTATGAACAGCAGCGCACAGCAGCAATGTGGCAGATGTTCAGAAACCAGAACGTTGGTAATGAGGCGCTGGCGGCAACGTTTGATTCTCTTGCGGGTAACGCCTCTAACGCATTCACCGGTATCGTTACAGGCAGTATGGATGCAGGCGAAGCGGTTCACTCTCTTGCCAGTAATGCTATCAACAGCCTGATTAACTCATTTGTCCAGATGGGGGTCGAGTGGGTCAAATCGGCAGTGATGGGGTCCACCGCTCAGATATCTGCAACTGCAGCAACTACAGCAGCATCGGTATCTGGTACAGCTACGACCACAGCGGCCAGCACTGCAGCGGCAGCAACAACTACAGCTGCATGGACACCTGCTGCAATTGTTGCCTCGATAGGTTCCTTTGGTGGTGCTGCAGCAATAGGTATCGGTGCAGTTGTTGCTGCAATGGCATTATCTGGCAGTCTGGCAGGTAAACGTAAAAACGGCGGGCCAGTATCGGCAGGCTCAATGTATCAGGTAGGCGAGGGCGGCATGCCTGAAATCTACCAGGCCAGCAGTGGTAAGCAGTTCATGATACCGGGCGATAACGGGAAGGTTATCAGCAACAAGGATATGCAGGGCGGTGATTCATCTGGCGGCGTGGTTATCAACATTCAAAACTACACCAGTTCCACAGTCGATGCTCAGGCGTCAAACAACGGCAACGGGATAACTGTTGATGTAATAGTCGCAGACCTTAACCAGGGTGGAAAAATAAGCCAGGCCATTTCTAATAATCATCAGGCACCACGCAAGGCAAGAGGCTAAGATGGCAATTGATTATCCCGAAGGGCTACCCCTTGCACAGAAGTCTAACAAAAACCCCACCACTGATACCGGATTTCGCACAGACCAGCCACAGGTGGGCGCGCCAATCTTCCAGAAGCTCACTGACGACCTGAAAACCTCGTTTAATCTGACATGGATATTCAATAGTCAGCAGCATCGCCGTTTCTACGCGTGGCTGAGAAGTCCGAACTACCTCGATAACGGTAATCAGTGGTTCAACATGCGTTTGTATACCGGTATGGGCGACAGCGGCATTGAGGCGCAGGAATTTCACTTTACCGCCTATCCAACATGGAGCCAGAGCGGATCCGTCTTTACATGGACAGGTAGCGTCATTTGCCGTCAGCTCAAAAGCTCAGATGATGAGTTCGATGACATTATCGTTGAGCTCCCCGCACCGTGGGGAGGCTGGCTGGATGAGATTGTTACTGAAATTATGCCGAGGGATTACTGATGCCGACATTCCGAGAGATAAAGAGCCAGCGACCGAACCGCATACTGTACGACACGATGACATTCAGTAGCCCGGTGTTCGGCACGGTCAGGCTCGTGGATAAACAAATTTATCCCAAAACATTTGCCGGTCAGGTTTACACACCATGCAGAATGGAAGTTATAGAAAGCCAGCAAAGCAGCACGCCGGTAATCGACAGCTCCGTCAAGTTTGGGAGAATGGCGCAGGACTTTAAGCATAAGCTTAAGCAGTGGAAAGCTTATGGACGACTGACGCCGATATCGGCAACCTATCAGCGCTTTGACTCTGCTGACATGAACACGCCACTGAAGCCGTGGACACTTTACGTTGCTGACGTGTCGATGGATGCAGATGATGTGACCTGCTCACTGAC